ATTGCCTTGAAACCTTATGTCAATGAACGGACTGCTGCTTGTAACAACAAAATCTTCAGTTCTTGCGCCTTCTGCGCCTTCTGCGCCTTCTACGCTTTCTACGCTTGCTACGCCTTCTATGCCTTCTATGGTTCGTGCATCAGACAAAATTGCCTGTGCGTTCTCCATCTCTCGCTTCAGATTTTTATCTTCTGTTTTAGGTTCTGTTCTATCGTATGGAGACCCTGGTACTTGCCCTGGTTCAATACAAACAAAATCCACGTTTACTTCACCTGCATCGATATTTTTTGCGGTACTTACAACCTGCTCTAACCGAAACTTTGCCGAACCAAGCATATATGTACTGCCAAAATCTAGCGCTTCAACCATTTGACGACGTAGATCGTCAGCGGCTCTTGCAGGGTCTTTGTCTTCTTGCACATATCCTGCATTGTTAAAAAACAATCTAATTTTTTCATTAACTTTAAAAGCGCCTCTTCTGTCTCTCCATCTATAATTTGCGGTGCCGCTTACACTCCTTAATTCAATTCCTATATTTGACTCTTCTTCTTTGCCGTCCTTGTCCCGTGAAATAACATCTACATTGATAGGTATAGCGTCAAAGACACCAAGGCTCGTCGATGTTGAAGGCGTGTAAGCCTGACTGAAGCCAAATCTTTTATCGTTGTGTGTAACAATCTGAAAAGCCGGTTTTGCATCACGAGGCTTCAGCCTTTCTGGATACAAACTTTTTGTGCCAAAGCCGCCTTGAATGTCTCCGAAATTTGGCCTGCCTTCAGTGCCGTCAGATTTCGCAAAAATAAACACGCTTTGTTTATCTAAATCGGCTAGAGCAGCCTGCCCAAAAGCTGTTTTAGAGTAATCAATAGATTGAATCTTTGACGCACCAAGTGCAAGAATTAGTTGCATAAATTGCGTTGATCCAAAGTTTTCAATAGCGGACCAGACAAGCGATCCAGCGACACGAACATTGCCGTTAGCATTTTGGTTTGTATAAACAAGATTGACTGGATCGCCGTAGCTTGCAAGCTCTTGCGTACTGTTAAAACCAAATGTTGGCGAGAATCGCTGTTCTCTGTTTCGACGGCGACGGTCTGAAATGTCTGGTATTTCAGGCTTCGGCGCAAGCAGTGCCGCACCAACCTGGAACAGAATGCCGACAACCGTCAGAACAATCGCAACGGTGCCTACTTCATTGCGAACATCTAATGCCGTACCAGCCTTCGGATCTTTATATTCCTGCTGGATTGCGACAAACTCTAAATACTGTTCTTTCGTAATTCCCAGCGACTCAATTAGCTGGTGCTCGTAGGGCAGTAGTTTCCGCATCAGTCCACCCAGAAGTAGTACGCTTTCACACGATCCAGCGGTAGTGACACGACACGACCACCTGGCGCGATGCAAATCACTCGCTCGCCAACAACCGTACCAAGTGCGGCATTTTCAGGCTGGGCAAGCAATGCAACAGCACCATCTTTCGGCATCTTAATGCGTTTACCGCTTTGTAGTAACCACCGCGCTACATGCCGTGGCTTCAGTGTTTCTGGCGTAAACCACCAGTACGCCCACGCAAATCTTTCGCTGTGATCTGACAAACCAAGCCTTGTGCGGATTTCGCATACCAACTGGAAGCAATCAGTCTTGTTGCGGCCATCAAGCGGATGTGCGCCCCAGCAGTATTCAAGGCCGATCAAATCGTTCATCGCAGTGATAACGCAGAATCAAGCGGCAGAATGCCGACGTTCTCTTGGTTTAAACGCTGCGCTGGGAAGTTTGATGCAACTGAATCAGCGGCAGTGTTGAAACGTAGTTCGATGGTGTCTGCACTAAAGCTTGCACCTAGGCCAATGTATTGCTCAGTCGGGCCGCTGCTTGAAACCGCACCAGTGCTATCCCTTGGCACTGATCGCGTATAAAGAGTCAAAGCACTCTTTCTGTTGCCGCTACCTTCCTCAACAAGCCTGATTGCGTATTCAGTTGCAGGGAAAAGAATCTGAATTTGCGAGTTGTCTCCGTTCAAGCTTGATACGCTGCCTTGGACTTGAAACGGTGCAAATTTATATGTTTGGCTGGCAAACGTAATTTTTTGTTGCACGAAATAATTTTGAAACCTGTGCTTAGTGCCAGTTGCAGTTTCTAGCTTAAAAAATTGAACCAGACGAATCTCGTTAGTCATGCGTCAATCTCCCCAATTAACTTTACTGTGACTGTACTGAGGCCAGATTTTACGCTTTCAACCCGTGGTGGTTCGGCGTAACGCCAAGAGATGTTTGATGGTGCCTGCACAACGCCTTTTAATGAATCATTCATGCCTGCAAACATTCTGTCAGGTAAATTAAACTTTTCAAAAGTACCATAAACGCTATTGTAATGATCAAGAATTTGTTTTACCGTTCCAGATAATGATCTTACTTCTTCTGTGTCGCCTATATTTTTGAAAGTCAAATCCATTGTATAGCCTGTTGCCTTATCACCAAAAGCACGCTTAAAAATCGCTCCAGACAATGAGGTATAGGTTTTGCTGGGATAATCACCCATCGTAAACCTACGAGTGGTGGGCCTCACCGGCGGAAACTTAGAAGCCATTAGCTGATACCAACGCGGGCGCGGGTGCGTGGGCTGTTCTGCATTCTATCTAGCGTCATATTCATGCCACGCTTGGCACCGTCATTTGCGGCTTGACGCCTGGTCGTTACCATTGCAGCTTCCAACTGCTCGCGGCTGACAAACTCCTGGCCGCCGATGTTGGTGGTTTCAAATGTGAAGTTCATTGCTGGTGCGTTGCCAACTGGTGAACGTCCCATCAACTGGCGCATGTCCTCGTTTCGCATGACGCCGCCGTTGTTGCTTGGTACGAATAACTCCGGCCCACGCTCGCCGACCATGTAGGGTTGGCCGCCGCGAACTGGACCGCCGTTTGCTCGGCCACCCATGTATTTACCTATTTCAGTTAGACGTAAACCACCAGAATCAGGTGGCGCTGAGCCTAAACCGCTACCTCCCCCAGATAAACCTGCAAATGCCTTGGCAATACCAATGGCGATGTAGGTGGCGATCATTTGCTGCGCTGTCTGAAGCAGAATGTTGCCGACATTTTTTAAGAAGTCGCTGAATACTTCTTCGGCGCTCTTCGTTCCAGCAACAAGCTCTGCTACGCCTGTGGTCATTGCGGCTGCAAAGGCATCGCCAATGCCAAGGACAACGTTTTGTAACGACTGAGCTTGCAGTTCGGCAAGCTCCATTTCTTTGGTTAGTAAGGCGATTTCAGTGGCACGTTCTTTTGTAGAGCCTTGCTGTAGTTGCTGTTCAAATGCTTGGCCTGCTTGGCCGATGAAGCCTGCGCGAAGACCTGCACCAGCTGTTTCTGTGCGCTTTTGAATATCGCGCACTTCTTGAATAGCTTTTTCGCTAGCTAATTGCTCTTGCAGCAAAACAAGTTTTTGTCTGATAAGCTCTAAATCAGCGTCGTTTATACCTTTAATGTTTTCCTTTATAGTCGCTAATTCTTGTTCAAGTTTGGTTTGTTCTTCGATTCCAGCTAAACGTGCTTGGCTGAGTTCAATTTCGTTTTGAATGCTACGAAGATTTTTGTTCACGGCGTCTTCTATATTCTTTTTACGATCCAGCTCAGCCTGCTCTAGCTCGTTCAGTCTTTGAGCAACTTTTTCTCGTGCAATATTAATTTTTAACTGCTCATCTTCGGTAGAAAGATTTTCATTCTTAATTTTTAAAGTATCTGCTGCTAGTCTTTGCAGCTCTTTATCTATCTGTAAAGTGTACACAAGCTCTGAATTTCCATCTCGGCGGGCTTCTGCAATAGCTATATTTTGCCCAGTAAGAACACGTAAAAGCCGTAGTTCAATGTCGAGTGCCTTTGTGGCACGCGCTGCTCGCTCCGCTTCTTTTTGTACACGCTCTGCTTCTCTAGCAGCTTGCTCTTTTTTGCGCTCTTCTGCTTTTGCTTGGCGCTCTACTTCTTTTGTAACCCTGCTCTCTAAATCAAGTATATTTCCAGTAAGTCCTTCTCTAATAACTTTTATCTTATTGATATATTCTGCTTTAGTTATTTCATCAGAGGCAAAAGCAATGCCTACTTTGTACTCCTCATTTGCTGCTTTTTGTCTTAAAATTGCTTCTTCTAAATAAGCATTGTTTTCATCGGTTAGGTCCGTTCCTAGGCGTTTAATTTTATTCTGCAACTCAAGAATTGTTAATTCTTGGCGGCCTGTGCTTATACCCTGTAACTTTGCATCTGCAGCGGCTTTTTCAGCCTCCTCACGTTTACGCACCAGGGTTATAAGCTGCTCTTCAATAAGTAAAGCCTCGCCGGATACACCTTTTGTTCCAGCTGTAGCTACTCCTCGACGCTGCTCAAGCAGACGAGCAATTTCAGGATCCGAAGCTGCTAATTCTGGAGCGCGGCTAAGAAGACGTCCCCTTGATACTTCTTCAGTTATAGGCTCTATAACAGCTGTTAATATCGGCGCTAATGAAGCCGCAATGGCACTAAAAGCTTTAGAAGCTTCACGACCCAACTCATTAGAAGCCTCGCCTAATTCTCTAAGCGCGTTTACCCCATCTTCGCCGATAACTACTGCAAGCTGGTCTGCGGCTAATTCAGCTGCTTGTGTTTGGCTTATCTGGCCTTTTAAAGATTGTAATAAATTTTTAGTGTTAGTCCCTGCTAAACCTGCTGCATCGGCAACCGCTGCTAAATCGCCTGATACAGGATCTAACGCCTTACCTAATTCAATGCTTTTGTTTGTAATTTGATCGAAAAAACTGCCTATCTGCGTACCAACCAACGAAAGTCCGAAGCCAAATTGGCCGCCAATTAAGCCTCCTCCAAGACCGCCAGCAGCACCACCGGCAGCGGCTCCTAGTCCTTGGCCAAACAGTAACGGAAACGCGCCGCCGATTAAAGCACTGCCTAAAGCATTACTACGACGAGCCGCTACCTTAGTTTCAGTGTCTAAGCGGATTTTTTCTAGTCTTTTCTGTCTGCGTTGTTCTAACCGATATTCCGCTGCTCTCCTTCGAGTACGTTCGGTGTTTACTTTTTTGGCGGCTTCAAGTCGCGTAGTCGTTCTACGTTCCAGCTCCTGATCAAATTGGCGTCCTTCGGCTTTGTCTTGCTCTAAAGCTTTGTTAAAAACTCTTGTTTGAAGGCGCTCTTTTAACTCAAATTGGTTAATTAAAGAGTCTATTTCTTGGGTTTCAAGTCTTTTGTTAAACTCTCGCTCGATACGAAAAATCTCATCAGCGTATTCTCGGCGTTTATTAAATATGTCCTGATTAGTCTTACCTTCTTGAATAGCTTGCTGGGCTAAATTTTCAGCTCTTGCTTTGCTCTCAACTTTTAAGCGGCGTTTGTCGCCAGCAAGCGATAACTCACTCCGAGGACGTCGTCCAGTAGCTTCAGCTGCAATTAGCTTTGCCTCATTGGCGCTACGAACCAAAGCCTCCATATTTTTTAACTCTTCAAAAACTGCGTCTGCTTTACGCTCTTGCAGATTTAATAAAGCCTGTTCTAAAGTAAGGCGGTCTTTTTGAATTGCAACGCCACGGCTTGGGTCGATGGTACTTGCAACAACTCCGCTAACTCCCCCTCTTACAGGGGCATCAATAGCAGATGCGGGGCCAGGGCCAATGGGACCTGCATATTGTGTAACTTCTTTAATCCCGCTTGCTTGTAAACGTGCGACACGTGCAGCCTCTGTACGCAGATCTATTTCATTTTGCAAGAGGTCATTAGTTATTTTTTGTGCTGCGTTGAACGATATTGCGGCTTCTGCGGTTTCTCTTATACTTTTTGCATACAATCCGGCGGCATTACCAGCAGCATCAAGTTCAAGTTGTACTTTGTTTAAGTTTTGTTTAGCTAAATCTAATGTATCAGAGTAGTTTTCAACACTTTGAACAGCTACTCTGCTAAAAAGAGGTTTTGAATTAGCTTCCTCTATAGCGGCAGACAGATTTAACAGTCTATTTTGTAAGTCTTTTAGACGCGCGGCCCCCCTTATGCCGATCTCTATTTCAGCTCTGTAAGCCACAGTCAGACCGACGTACCTGTTTTCCTACTTTAGCGGCGACGACGCGCCTTATCCATTTCCTTCTGCTGCTCGTCGTTGATGACTTTGAAGTAGGCGCTCCAGCCAATCAACTCCTCGGGGGTCATGGTGGCGCGAACTTCGGACAGACTCATGCCCAGTTCCTTGGCGACGCCAAACTGCAGCATGAGCCAGTTGTCCTTACGAAGTTCTGCGCTCAGGATTTTGGGTCCATTTCGGCAGCTTCGTCATCGGTCAACACGCCGAGCATCAAAGCTTGCAGATCCTTGTCTTTGACTTCGTTCTTCAGCACGTCGATTTCGCCTGCGTTAAACAGCTTTTGTCCGTTGGCATCTTGTGCTTTGGCCAGCAGCAGTTGCAATGCAAAGGCGTTGGCATCATCAGACTTAGCATTGCGCTGGGCACGCTCACGCTCGGCCATCGTCAGTGGCGTGACATACATTTCAAAAATCGTTCCATCCGAGAGTTCGACTTCTTTTTTGACGGGCTCCAGGTTGGCTGCTTTGCGAAGACGATCAATCGCACGCAAGTTAGAAGCAGGCATTTGATTTGCTGGTGTATGGCGTTACTGTAGCTGATCAGTCAATAAAAAACCCCGGCGTATAACCGGGGTTTGTGTCCCTTCGCCTGCTTATCCTATCAGGACTTGGCGAAGTCGAAGGTTGGGGTGGTGGTGGGACGGAAGTTGATTTCCACGGCCTGTGCATCATCAGGGTTGATGGACAGGTTGGCAGAAGTCAGGTTTGCTTCAAACTCGATGGAACGGCTCAGGGTGTCGTTCAGGGTGCCGCTGCTGAACACCTGGTCGGTGTAAAGCTTGAACTTGGCACCAGTTTGGATGCGCTGCAGCACGTCCTCGATCATCCGGTTGCCCAGAGCATCATCGGTGTCGGTGAAGTACACCGTGGCGCTGCCCGAACCATCCGCAAAACCTGCGATAAAGGTTTTGAACGGAACGTATTGGCCTGGCGTAGCACCGATCGTGGTGACGTCGATTTCGTCACGAGTGATCTCGAAGCTCCACTCACGCACCTGAGCCACAGA